TACCGGGAGAAAACGTATGTCTCCCCTACTCGGATATTCTACCGAGGCCCAGCTTACTTTTACAATGACCAAACCTCTATTCGCTACCGTGTTAGCCGTAGAGTACAAACTATCGACAGGAGCATAATATGAGTTTCCAAGCAATAGCCTTAGCCTTATCTGCCGTGAGTGCCGTAGGACAAATGGAGGCCGGTAATCGAGCAAAAGAGGCATATGATATCCGAGCAAGAAATGAGGAGCTACGAGGCCGAGTTGAGGCCGTCAATGCCAAAAAGAAAGGTGTAGAGGCTTTGAAACGCACGAACGCTAGTTTGGCATCAATAATAGCCGGATCACCAAAGCAAGGACTTGGATATGCTGGTACTGTCTTAGATCGGGGTGTCTTTCTCGTAGGCCGTCCAGCCTCTGAAGATGTAAGCGATACGATGTTTAATGCCTCAATGGCCATAGCGAACTCACAAATGAGAGCGGATGACTTTAGACGAGCTGGAGATCAAGCACGACTCCAAGGTCAGATAGGAGCGATTGGCACACTAGCCGGAGGATTTGGACAATATGGAACAGTAGGCTCAAGCGGTGGTCTATCACAAAGCGGAAACTTACCAGCATAATGGCACCAACATTTAGACCATATCAATCAGTAGGCCGAGGGCTGAACCAACTGAACCTCCCGGAAGGAGCTGAGGCTCAAGAGGCGCAGAGAACAATGACCGTGCTATCCCGGTCTATGGATCAGATGTCCTCCTTCTTTTTCAAGAGAGCCGAAGAGCAAGCCAGAATTGAAGGAGCAAAGTTTGGGGTAGAGAATGCACCGGATGTCAACACACTGAAGAACGCATTTAAAGAAGGTAAAGACACATCAGATCTTCTAGAGTTCGGCAACACTGTATTTGGTCAATCGGCTAGGGAGAGTGCGTTGCGCGTTCTACAAAACGAGGTGATGATAGAGGGTACGAGAACAATCAATGATTTAGTATTCACCGCATCATCTGCCAACACTCCTCCACCTACTCTACAAAAGCAGATCAATGCCTCTATACTAGGACTGTCCGATGCTATTAAGGCGAGTTCCCCCGAACTTGGTGAGATCATAAAATCAAAACTTACGATGCAGGGTATTGGAGAGTTTGATCGATACCGTACCGCATTTGCTAAAGGGTCAGTAGGTACAGCCTCAGCCACCGGTAGAGCCAGCGTAAATGAATATCTAAATGCGTTGCCGGCTACGTTGACCGCTATACTGAATACTGAAAACATTACTCCAGAACTTTTCAAAGCAAGACTTGAGAATGTAGTTAAAACTGGTCTGATTGAGTTCACAACAAACGGTTATGCTAAGACACAACTTGAGACAAAGATTAACGAGCAGGATAAAATTATTGAGGACTGGTTTCTAAGTCAGTTTACGCAGGAAGTCTTTGATCGGGATATAAGCGAAGAAAGTGCCTACACTCCACAAATACTTATTACGCAAATACAGAAGGGAAAATATGTAGGCAAAGACCCACAAGCAAAACTCATCATAGACTTTATGAACTTAAAAGAAAAAGGTGGTGTAAAAGTACCCACACTCAACGACCTCCAGAAAGCAATCGCTAATAACTACACGCAAAAGATAGCTTTGGAGAACCAAGAAATAAATATTGGAAACAAACGCTTAGACGAGAAAAAGAAAGAAAAAGTTCTTATCCTAGACAATATATTTAACAAGACAGACCCTCTCGATGATACTGATATATCTGATGCTAGAATAGCTATAGCCAAGTTACAAGAGTTTGGGTTTTCCGATCTTGCCGATAAATATAGCGAAACACTAGAACCCTTGTCGGTTGATAACGGCTTTCCCCCGATGTCGGACGGTAATGCTATCCTAGAAGTGGAGACATTAATACGAACAGCTCGTATAAACTTTGGCAATCTCAATAGGTACAGAAAGCTTTTGTCGCAAGCGGATTACAATAAATACTTTGATGATACAGTGACTTCCTTAGACCAAAGAACACTACAAGCTATCGATGACATTAAGGTGGCGGTCGGCATGGACTATAAAGCTATCGTGTATGGTGATCTAAAAGATGACGCAAAATATGAATACAGAAAAGCTGAAGAGGCTGAACGAAAACTCAAAAGAGCTATCCTCAAGTCAAGACGAGAGGGAACAGAAGTCAATCCCTTAGTGATTGTTGAGGATATTATAGAAGAGGCAAACTTCTCTATTTCTGAAGATAAAAGAAAAGACGATCTTAAAAAAGCAATAAGAAGTGCCAATAGTTTCATAGATGGATTTAAGAAAATGAAAGACACCTCTTTCACAGAGGACATGATCCGGGGAGCTACCGATGAGGACACAGTAAAGAACTTCAAAGATTTAATTGAGCAATGGACAGAGTTTACTGACTTTAACCAAATTCCAGAAATATATCGCAGTCCTTATATGCGAGAGCTGTTCAATGATGACAGAAATACTTGGAAAGAAAATATTGAACGTGTGATTAGAAAAATGGAAAAGGGCTTACCTAGTGGCTGATAAGATTGTAACAGACAAAGGAACTATCTCTCTCGACATCGTTGATGAGATAATCAAGAGCAATGAGCTGAGGTCTAGTGGCGAGGACTATGGCTACTACTACGACAAGAAAACAAATAGGCTTGAGATAGGCGATGTTAATGCTGTTACCAGCAATATGTATTCTGACCTCAATGAACAAATACAGCAAGGCGGTGTAGATACTACTGAGGAACTCAAAGATTTGGCTGGTAAGGCTACCGGGATAGACGTTCCACCCTCTGGAGATATCCCAATCGTAACCGACTTGACCGGTATCCGAATGCCATCAAAAGAAAAAATGGCAAGCAATGTAACTTCTTTCCTAACAAAATTAGGTGTTCCGATGGACAACTCAATGTTTGTTGGTGAGTTACTTACTGACGTTAATCAAAGTGGGATGGGTATCTTAGACGCTACTGGTATCGGAGAACTATCAGAACTTGCAGAGGGGTTCACTAAATTTCAATCTGGCTTGGCAAGTGATGACCCTAAACTAGCTCTTGGAGGATTAGCGCAAACAACATTGGGTGCTGTCGGAGCCTATCCATTTTTCAAGACACTCTTTGATAAAGCATCCCCAAAAGCAAAAGAGGCTCTTTCCGGTTTAGCTACTAAGGCTAGAGAATATAAAAGCAGTCAGACACCGGGTACCAAATTGCTCTCTACAGATCCTACCGATCCAGCCGTAGATGCCATCATAAAGCTAGATCAGCTGGTGAACTCTAACACTGGCAAGCCACCATCAAATTTATTAGTAGAAGAGGATCTTAAAGTAGTTCTTGAAGAACGATCAAAGCAAATGAATTTGAAGCCGAAGGATAGAGTACAGCCCTCAAACAACGATCCATTGTTCGATACCTCGCCAGAGAGTTACGAAAATATAATGGTGGAGCAGAAAGAAACATATGTTCCTAGAAATACTAAAACTGACAAAATGCCTCTAAACAACCGCGTGAACAAAGTAGTTGAGAAGACTGACGAGATAGCAAAAGTACTGGCCGAAAGAATAGAGCCGTTCAAGGGTACAAACGTACAATACTTCTACCACACTGGGCCGATCATACAAAAGGCAGTAGATATGGGAGTGCCAAGAGAGCAAGCAGAAAAACAACTCTATGACTTTGCTCTTAACTATGCGGTCACTAGCCCAAGGACTATGACAGAACAAAACTTGAGAAACGCATCCCTAGTAGCTACCAAAGAAACTCTAGATATACCGCTGACTACAATAGTTGGCCCTGGTCAAAAAACAAAAGATGGTATCAATGAAAAAGGCTATCCAATGATGATAGGCCCAACCGGCATACATAAGAAGTTAACAGATGAAAAGAAACTCGATGAGTTAAATGCTGACCTTAATCCAAAACCAATTACCTTTGCCCAAAATGTCTTAGGTAACTTAGAAGGTGTCACAGTTGATACTCATGCTATACGAGCGGTATTTGATGTTATGAACGACCTAGAGCCGGGATCAGTGCCTATAGAGTTTATTGGAGGCAAGAATGCAGAGGCTACCAAAAAGTTTAGAGAGATGTACACGAAAGATCCTAGTTCATTAGACGTATCAAACATGATAGCCGATACCTTGCAAACACAAAAGATTGACGGCAAAGCAATGCAAACAGAGTACGCAATATTCTCCGATCTATATAAGAAGGTAGCTGAACTTGCCGGAGTTAGACCGGCTGAGGCGCAATCACTGAGCTGGTTTGCAAATGGTCAAAAGACCGGGCTTTCCTCCGAGCCAAAAACTGTGGTTGATCTTATAAATGATAGAGTTGACGTTACTGCACAAATTCTAAAGCAAGATAAAGAGACAGTATTTAAGAAGTTTTTTGAGGGTAAGTTACCACTATTAGCCTTACCAGCCTCAGTAACTCTTCTAGACACCGGAGCAAGTATGGAGGGTGACGATGGATAAATTAACTCCAATCAGAAATCTTATAAATACATTTGGTATCAAGCTAGATGACTTTGGTCGTGTAACTGAAGAAAAGGTTTTAGACCTTCCAAAGGAAAAGCCAGAAGTTATTGCTGGGCAAGTTGTCTCTCCCTCTATGGATCAAAGCGAGTTCGATGGTTTGTTTGAGGCTATCAAAAAAGGAGGCTTTGAAGGAGACGGTATAAAGTATGGCCGTATCGGCAGTCTGTTTGACGAAGTTGAAGGGTTGAATGTCAATGATGCTGGTAGCTATGAGACAATGATTACAAATTTACGGCAGAATAACGAAGAACTGTTTCAATACTTACGCAGACGAAAAACTCTTACAATCGGTGAAATGGTTGAGATGGCTGAGAAAAAAGGTGTTGCCACCATTATGAAACAAATTTTGACTATGCCTCTTGGTGGACAGCTACCGGCTGAGGATGTTGTTGGTGGCCTTCTTATAATCAAACGTCTTATGAAAGAAATAAACTATGGCACAAAGAAGTTAGGCGAGATACCCGATACACCAGAAGTTGCATCAATGATGCCTCAGCTTGCAGAGGAAAGACGGTTGCAAGCAAAAAAGGTGCAGATACTTGCAGGGCAACTAAAGCACTTCTCAGCAAGACTATCGGCCTCAGTTACAGAAAGTGCTAGAAGTTTATCGGTGCTTGCAAATGCAAATAAAATATTTGAGCAGAACTTAGACAAGATCACACAACAAGCTGATATATTATTTAACGAGGCTGACCCTCGTCTTATTGATCTTCATGTGGTAACTCTCAACAATATGAGCCTTGACCAGCGAGGACACTATCTTGTCGAAATGGCTGACAAGGCCGTCACACTTTCTTCAAGAATGATATCGGAACTGTACATCAATTCATTACTTACTTCCGGTGTTACTCATGCCGTAAACATAGCCGGCAACGCTACAATGCAAATACTTCGCCTTGGTGAGAGGGGCATAGCTGGTGGCATCGGTGAGGCCAGAACGCAAATGGCTAAACTTGTAGGATCAGAAAAAGCTAGAGGCCAGGACTACATGGATAGAGCGTACATGGGTGAAATGGCTATGGGTGCGTTTGGTGATGCTATGGGCCTAAAAGATGCATTTACTCTTATGACTAGAGCCATGCTCAAAGGTGAGGCTAGTGACCTTGCTACTAAGCTAGACCTTAGAGGGCCAGCTATCGGTGACACGAACAGCATACCAAAAGTTCTTAAAGACCTAAGCCAGACAAGGAGTATGGGTGACTTCTTCAACTCAGTAATTAATATTATAGGTATTGCTGGTAGAATGCCTGGTCGTGCGCTACTTATGGAAGATGAGTTCTTTAAAGGAATAATACGTTCCAAAACTATATATCAAGAGGCTTATCGCTCTGGTATGTCTCTCAATGCAAACTTAGCAAAACTTAAGAAGACCAATGGTGATCCTAAGTACACAGTTGGTGAACGTGCTGAAATGGTACAAACACACATTTTTAAACTCATTAAAGAGCCACCAGAAAACATAAAAAAGATAGCTACAGAAATGGCACAGAAGGAAACTTTCCAAGGGCAAGTTCGGCCTCCATTCAATTATGCCTCTGGAATGTTTAATAACTTTGTGGGCAAGATGTTTCTCAATCCATTCTATAAGACACCATCAAATGTGTTCTCTGAGATTGGGGATAGGTTCATTCCTCACGAACTTATACAAGCGGTCAAGAAAGGCTCTGGAAGAGAGTTTGATGAGGCAATGTCAAAACTTGTTATGGGCTGGGGTATTATGCTCTTTGGTGCCAACATGGTTGCCGGGAACTATGGAGATGATGTCATTATAACCGGTGCTGGGCCAACCAGCAAAAGAGTGCAGAATATTGTAGGAAGAGGAGCAGAAGTTCCAAGAGGCTCTATAGGTGTTCTAAATAAAGAAACGGGTATATATGAATTTTCATCGTTTACTAGAATGGATCCCGTGTCGATGTTGCTAATGATGTCAGCCGATATGCACAACTATCAGATGTTTGAAAACCCGGCTGGTCTTGGTGTAGATCCCCCTCTTGCGGATGCCGTAGCGCAAAAAGGAGCAGAGCTTACACACGCTTTATGGTTGGCTATATCTCAGCACAGTACTGATCTACCATTTCTCCAGGGCATATCTGAGCTTAATAATGTAATGATAAGAGGCGATAGAGAAACTGGTGAAGAGTTTTATGATAAAGTTGTAAAATTTATGGGAGGTAAAGTCGGCAGTATTGCCTCTAATATACAAGGACAAGTAGAAACATTCTCTACTCTTGGAACTGGCACTATGGCTAGATCTTGGATGGAAGAGAACTACCCGGAGTATGCAGAGCTTTATCCAATCATACCAGTCAACTCTCTACTTAGAAATATAGAAAGAGTAGTTTCACCGGAAAGCACTAGCTCAATGCTTAACCAAGGTCAGCTTGATGAAATGGAACTGATGCGTATAGAAGATATACCGCCATTTCTAAAAGGTTTTTACCAGGAGATGAACAGAGCTAAAGGTGGACACTTCCTCTACTCTGATAAACTTGAACCGCAAATGAACTTCTGGGGAGAACCAACACATCAAATACAGCCGAAGATGATAGAGAAGTATGGCAAGTGGCGGTTTATGTATAACCCATTTCAAGTTATGGAAGGCTCCTACTCACGATTAGAAAGAGAGTTTATACGCATATCTGAAGTAACAGAACAGCCTTTCCCAAACCGATACCATCGTAAGAGGTTGCAAAAGAACCTCAAGTTATTCCCTAAAGCAAAAGATAATATCCAGACCTATGAGCTGACAGCCGAGGAGTTCAATAGAAATGTTTACGTTGCTAACAACATAGATGCAAACGGCAGGGTAAAACCTAATTTAGCCTTGGGAATAGAGGGTGATGATGACTTTGATAGTGACACCACAATGCTCAACACTATGAACGAGTTGGTATTTGAAAGTGATGTCTACGCTGAGGCCGATGATGATACACGCTACAAGTTACTAAGCACCGCACTTTCTGAGTATCAAGCACTTGCAAAGAAATGGACATTCTCTAATGAGAGCAGACTTATACAGCTTATGGACGTGGACATTTTAGATGAATAATGATATAAAACCTAGAAGGGGCTTTTAGTATGACAAACATAACAGCACAAGATCGGAGAATACAATATACCGGAAACAACCCTGCGGATGCTGGGCCGTTCAGTTTCTCGTTCCAGGTAAACGCTACCTCGGAGATAAAGGTCTATGTCGATAGTACGGTCAAGACCCTAACAACACATTACACAGTGTCGCTCAGTGCAGATGGCACCGGATCAATAAGTTTTACATCCGGGAACTTTCCGACAAACGCACAGACTATCACAATTATGTCGAACATCCCGATTTCACGGACATCACAGTTTACCACCGGAGGCACCCTCACCGCCTCATCATTGGAGACAGAGTTCAACAATCAGTTCATGCACCACCAGCAACACGATCAGAGACTGGATAGAGCTTTACTTGTGCCTGAGCATGATACCATTTCGGGGGCTAATTTTATACTGCCTGTCAAAGCCTCCCGACTTGGTAAGGTACTAGGGTTTAACTCATCAACCGGTAATCCAGAGGCTACTCAACAAGTGACCGGGGCAAGTGTATCGGTTAGCGGATTGAGTGCTGGTGCTAGTCCAACAGCTAGTGTCAGTGTATCTGGAGGCACAGCCTCATTCACATTGGGTATACCGGCAGGAGCAACCGGGTCTACTGGGTCTACTGGGGCAACCGGTGCAACTGGTGCTACTGGCGCAACCGGAGCGCAAGGCCCACAAGGAGACACCGGCCCACAAGGCCCACAAGGTGTATCTGGAGGGGATATCGTAACAGATCTAACTCCTCAGCTTGGAGGATCGCTTGATGTTAATGGGCAGGATATTGTCTCAGTATCAAACGGTAATATCACTCTCACTCCAAATGGATCGGGTGTCGTTAGGATAGATGGATCTACTGGTGTGGATATATCCCAGGGAGCGATATCAATAAAGAATGGTGGAGCGCAGTCTTATGTACGGTTCTACTGCGAAAGCTCAAACGCTCACTATGCACAACTACAGGCACCGGCTCACAGTGCATTCAGTGGAAACATAACTTTAACCCTACCAGCTACAGCCGGAACAATAGCTTTAACAACAGACATAGCAGACGAGGCCACGGCACTAAGCATTGCCTTGGGTTAGTAAAGGAGAAAATATATGGCAAACACATTTAAATCGGTAAGTCAGGTTATGCCAGCAAGTGCTGGTACATTTGAGACGTTATATACTTGTCCTACCTCTCCAGCCACAACCACAGTTGTCATTGGCTTAATGATTGCAAACGAGCATACCTCACAAATAACTTACAGCATCAAGCACGTTTCAACAACATCTGCATCAGGGAATGGTCGAGAGAGTAACAACCAGACAACCTTTTTGCAAAAAAATATACCTCTTGCAGTTGGAGAAACTAAACAAGCCTTGGTAGGTGGTAAACACGTTATGAACCAAGGGGATCTAATTTCAGTAGATGCATCAGTCACGGACAAAGTATCGGTCACAATGTCTATAATGGAGATAACATAATGTCAGAGTATAGCATCGGAAAACAAGCGGATGGCTCTAGCTATGAGCCAGTTATTCGCCAGGTAGAAAACACAATAAACAATGCATTAACCATAGACGCAAATAACAATGCTGTATCTCCAGGGCCTATTACATTGAATGCCACAGTAACTGTGTCTGGAACGTGGGTGATAGTCTGATGAGCAAGCTACAAGTAGAAACCATATCGCATACGAATAATACTACAGCTATGACTGTGGACAGTAGTGGTAGAGTAAATATATCTAACGTACCTAGAATAAGTGCATACCACAGTACCGATGGAAATTTAAACACGACTACAGGAGAATCTTTTTTTCAAACTTCAGTTACTTTACGTCATCAAACTGGAATTACTTATTCAAATGATACTAATGGTAGATTTACTGTTCCAATAGCTGGTACTTATTATGTGCATTTTAAAACCATAATTTATGATAGAGATGTAAATTATCAAATTCGAAAGAACGACTCACAGGTTACGGCTGGATACATTTCAGGTTCTGGAAAAGGATGGAATTGGTTAGATATGTCAGTTACAGATACTGCTTCCGCTAGTGATTATTATACAGTATTTCTTCAATCTCAATCTGGTGGGTCTGGAGGTCACTATAATGGTCATGGTGGAATTGCTCATAATGCTTTTGATATTGTGTATGTAGGAGGGTAGCATGGCTACAGCAGAAATAGAACTTAGAAGAATTAGAAATGAAATGTTACTTGGATGTGATTGGACACAACTTCCGAACGCACCATTAACAGATGAAAAGAAAAAAGAGTGGGAAACCTATAGACAAGCATTAAGAGATTTGCCCAGTAAATCAACACCAAAACTTAACTCAAATGGTGTTATGTTTGATTACGATAGTGTAACCTTCCCAACAAAACCTTCATAGGATAAGAGAATGGCAAGTATATTAAAAGCAGACAAAATCGAAGGAGTGACCGCAAGCGGTACTGTGCAGATGCCAGCTGGTATGGTGATACAGACAGTAAGTTTAGCGTCAACAACAATTACAAGAATACAAACAGCAAGCTCTAGCTATGTAGCTACAGGACTGAGTAATTCAATTACACCAAAATTTGCAACGAGTAAGCTTAACGTAAGGGCTTTTATTACTGGTAATACCAATCAAAATAATGGTAACATTGAGGGTTTCCGCATGACATTTTTTAGAGATATTGGAGGAGCTGGTTTTTCTGATGTTAGGTCAACTTCGGGTGGGTTTGGTATAGGTTCTCTTTATAATACTTATTCAAGAACTCACGCACCAATGTTGCTTGAAATCATGGACGCTCCTAATACAACGAGTGCGGTAACATACAAAGTATATGTAAAAACAATGGGTTCAGCAGCAGATGTTGAATTACCACCTACCACAGAAGAACACGTTGAGCTTATAATTCAGGAGATTGCCCAATGAGTACACTCAAAGTCGATACAATACAGGGTAAGACAACGTCTGGAACTGTGGCTATGCCGGCTGGTCATGTTATTCAAACTGTAAATGCGACACACAATACTGAAATAAACCTAACAAGTACATCTTTTGTTGCAACTTCATTGACTGCCTTAATTACACCAAAATTTTCTACTTCTAAAATTTTAGTAAGTTTTAGCCTTCCTGTATATAGTACTTCTAACACTCATGTTGTTGGTACTGTATTTAGAGAAACAGGCACAGCATCATCAGGTTCAGCAATAAGTGGCACAAATTTAGGTAGCTCGTGGGGGTTTTCATCTGCATATAACCCAGGCAATCATATTATGGGGGGTGTTCATTGTAGTGGTATTTTTGACTCTCCATCAACAACTTCACAACTAAGATATACAGTTGCGTGTTTATCGCATAATGGGGGAACAGTTTACGCATTTATTAATGGCGCAATGGCAACTTTAGTAGCACAGGAGATAAAACAATGACAACAATATCAACAGCGTTAACAAGTTTAGGAATTAAAGAATGGGTACTCAGAGGAGAGCCTACAAGTGAAGCAGAGTTTAACGCTATGTTTCGCAAAGTTACTGGAGCAGACAGCAATGGAAGTGCCATTGAAAGCTCAACGCCTAGTGACTTTGGTACTACATGGAAAGCTGTATCTGATAAAAAGACAGAGCTAGTCAATGCAGAGCCAATGCGATTGCTAAGAGTTGAAAGAGATAGATTGCTTGCTGAAACAGATTGGATGGCAAACTCTGATGTAACTCTTGCAGATAACTGGAAAACCTATCGACAAGCATTGCGTGATTTGCCAAGTGGTGCATCACCAAAGCTAAGTAGTGATGGGTCGCTAGATATGTCCTCTGTTACCTGGCCAACAAAGCCGAGCTAAGATGACTAAGCAGGACATAAATGCAATACTGATGGAGCTGAGTGTTCTGAAGAATGATATGTATCACTTTCGCCAGGATATGGAACGCAGAGTTTCCCGGCTAGAGAAGATCGTCATATCAATAACAGCATTCTATGTGATCAGTTCTTTCGGTGTAATCTTCAATACCATAGTGTTATAAAACCTAGATGTTTGATCCAGCTACCATAACAGTTGCGGTCAGCACGGCAACCTCGGCCTTCAACGCAATTAAGCGAGCTATGGACGCTGGCAGAGAAATTGAAAGTGTCAGCAAAGATCTAAACCGTTGGATGAGTGCGGTGTCCGATGTAGACAATCTGAAGAAACAATCTGAGAACCCTTCCCTCTTTAGAAAGCTACTGTCCGGCAACCAGATAGAGCAGATGGCATTCGAAAGCATACAGGCAAAAAAAGCTCTGGAGGATCAGAGAGCGACACTAAAGAATTATATCATGTTTAAAATGGGAACTCGTTTTTGGGACGATCTCCTTGCAGAAGAGGGACGCTTGAGAAAATTACGGCAGGAGCAAGTGTATGCCAAACAACAACTCAAAGAAAAAATTATTATGTACTCTGCCATCTCTGCGGTTGTCCTGGGTGGCGGTGCCGTTCTTTATTACTTCACTTATGGGCTTGTCCTCCTCGACCGAGGTGAAATCGGCTGAACACTACGAAAGGAAAACTTATGATTGGAGAAATGATACGAAACGCTTGGACAATGGTGGCAAGACTATTTGCCGGCTTGCTCGGAGGATCAAAAACAAAAGCCCCGGCAGAAACCTACAAGAATATTTTTGCGTCTACCGTGGAGCCAACGGTACCACAGAAACGATCCTCGTTGACAACCCGAAAGACTGCCAAAAAGAAATCGTCTGCGACTACGACCCCTCAGAAGAAAAGAGGCCGACCATCAAAGAAGTCCTCGACAGCATAAAGAGAGCAATGGAATGACACCAGAAACGTTAGATAAATGGAAGATAGTTCCCCGGATAATGCTCTTTGTTATGACCGGTGTATACATCCGGTGCATCGAGTACGCCATTAGTCTTGGTGCAGATATGACCACACAACAAGCAAGCCTTATATCGGTTGTCACTGGGGCCATGACCGGGTCGCTTGCGGTGTTCCTAAATTCAGAGGCAAAAAAGGGAGATACTAAAACATGACTAAAAAAATAAGCATGACAAAGATGTTAACACCACGGCAAGAGAAGACCATGAAGAAACATAGCGTTCACCACACAAAAAAGCACATGGCTACCATGCGTAAGGAGATGCTTGCCGGAAAGTCGTTTTCGAAAGCACATACTATAGCAATGAAGAAGGACGGCAAATGAGTTTGATTAGTACACTGACTGGCCCGGTGCTGGGCATACTTGATAAATTTGTAGAGGATAAAGACGCAAAACAAAAAATGGCGCATGAGCTGGCAACGATGGCCGACAGACATCATCAGGAGGCTCTATTAGGGCAACTGGCTATTAATAAAGAAGAGGCGAAGGGAAACTGGTTCCAGAGTTCTTGGAGGCCGTTCATAGGCTGGATATGTGGACTATCCCTCACCATAAATTATCTAGTCTCCCCGATATGTGCAGGCTTTGGAGTAACGATACCACAAGCAGACATGACAGTAATGATGCCCCTACTCCTGGGGATGCTGGGTATAGCCGGGATGCGGAGCTTTGATAAGACCAAGAAGGTAGATACCAAATGAGAAAAGAACACAAAAGTTCCAAGGGTGGCCTCACACAAAAGGGTCGTGACTATTTCAAAAGAACCCAGGGATCTAATCTCAAGGCACCGATCAAGAGCGGAACCAATCAACGCAGAATAAATTTTGCTCACAGATTTAAGGGAGTACAAGGCCCACTCAAAGATGAGAAGGGTAGACCTACCCGGCTGAAACTAGCGATGTCACGTTGGGGCTTTGGATCAAAAGAGGCAATGAGAAACTTTTCAGAGAGGCATAAGAAATCATGAGGAAGTTTGCACCAGTTCCAAAAACAAAGAAGGGAGTACCCACGAAGTATGTGGCCGGGGTAAAAAATAAGTCTGCACGAGAGAATGAGATACTTAGAACTCGTAGGCTGTACAAGCAGGGCAAGCTAACACCGCGCATGATGGATCTAATATCAAAACAAAGGAGCAAGGACTGATGGGTAAATATGACAGCATACCGGGTGCCAGCCGTTTCTCAAAAAGCACCTTAGATAAAGTATACAAACGAGGACTGGGAGCCTACTACAGCTCCGGATCTAGAAATGTACCAGCACAAGCCTGGGCTATGGGCCGTGTGAAATCATTTGTCAGCGGTAAGGGTGGAGCCAGAAAAGCAGACAAGGATCTACTCGGCAAAAAGAAATCATCAATGTCAAAGATAGTAAAGAAGAAAGGATAAGCTATGCCATTTAGTAAATACTCTCCCAAACAAAAGAAACTAGCAATGGTCGCAGAACCTAGAGACAAGATCACCGGGGCCGACTTCAAGAAACTACGCAAGGGTAAGAAGAAAAAACCTAGCATGAAAAAAATGATGGAGGTAAAAATTGGCTGAGACATTTGAGATAGCAATCAAGGAAGTCCTTCACCACGAAGGTGGATTTGTAAATCATCCTGACGATCCGGGAGGGATCACAAACAGAGGTGTTACTAAAAGAGTATATGAGAAGTGGATAGGTCGAGAGGCAACTGAACAGGAGATGCGTGACCTTACTGAAGAAACTGCCATTGCCATATATAAGAAGAATTACTGGGATCGTAACCGTTGCGATATGGTAGAGGATGCAAGCTCTCCAGGGGTGGCATACTTCCTTCTAGACTTTGCAGTCAATGCCGGGAGGCAGGGAGCGAAATGCCTTCAAAGAGCAATAGGAGCAGAAGCTGATGGGGTGATCGGGCCTAAGACTGTAGCACTCCTCAAGAAGATGGATGCAGACTATGTATTGGAGCAGATGCACAAACACCGGCAATCTTTCTATGAAAGCCTCAAGACCTTCAAGACCTTTGGCCGTGGCTGGACAAGACGTAATGATGAGGCATTAGCTAAGGGTAAAAAAATGGCCGGATAGACCGGCCAAGTTAATTGAAGGATATGTTTCTGCCTATACTCTAGGGGTTCCATCTAGGTTTCGCAACAGCTTTATCTGCCGAGGCTTACGATAATCACGTTCTATATATCCCCGGTTCTCCAAGGATGAGAGGTGATCATGCACCACAGAATTAGACTTCACATTCATCGCCAGTTTAATCTCATGGTAGGACGGCATCGTATAGTTAGCCTCAAAGTGATTGATCAACATCTTGAGGAACTCAAGGTTTCTTGGGGTTGGGGGAAAACTATTCATCTTTTGTATTCTCCATTTCTTTAAGTTTCTTATCTATTTGGTTCCACCGTTCATTGCTACCGTTGCTAATCCAGGCAGGATTGTTTTTAATTTGATCAAGTATCTCTGCGTTTTCTTTCCGCATAAACTCACCGGTTTCTCTCAGCTCTTTACCCTTGTACTTTTCCATTTGAGCTTTGAGTATGCTGTTAAACTGCATGACAGCACCATCAAGAGATTTGACTTTACCCTCTCCTTCTCTTGTCTTAATAACTAAGTTACTGATTGGTTTAGCTTTTACAGAGTTATTAACATTCCCGGTTCCAGCTCTCTTGCCATTGTCATCCTCCTCTGAAGCTAGACCTACAATCATTGAAATGCCATATCGTTTGGCATAGGTGATAGCCGAACCCAGGCCCTGCATATCTCTCTTCTGATTAATGATGGGCAATCGTGTTTTGAACGTGCCACCACTCTCATGCAGTAAATGTGTTTCGACATAGAGGGTGCCGTCCTCGGTGTTGATCATCTCGTGACAGTAGGCAAAACCATTGCTTGCCAGAGGTGCCTTAATAGCGTCATACACTGTAGCGAGATCGGCATACTTCCCGAAGGCTCCCTTGTCATCCTTCTTAGCGTGTTTAAGATCCTTCTGAACCTTGGACAGTGCCTTAATATGTGTTGTAATTTCTTTACTCATTGTACATTTTCCTTATTCAAACTAACGGTTAATTTTTCATAGGTGCTACCGGGTGTTGCTGGTACCACTCGCTCTGGTTGAGGCTTACGTTCCACAGTTGTAAGAGATATCTTGAAGGGGCCAACGAATGCTTTGCTTACATCAAACCTCTTCAGCACTTGCTTGATACCGTCATCGATAGCTTTCTTATCGTCATCAAACTGTTTTCTCTGTATCTCAAACATCTGCCTCTTTTCCAAAAGATCTATCAGAGTATCGCTCTCATCCAGTGAATTGAGATCAGCAACGTAGTCGTTGTCGATAGGCTCCGGATAGGGATCGTTCTCCTCTACTCTTCTCCAGTATTCAGCTACCTCTTTCAGATAGTCGGCAATCCACTCGTTATCTCTTTCAATAGGATAGACCGTGAGCTGACCAGTTCGACTGAGTACTGATACCAATGCAAAATCTCCACCACTACAGACAAGCTGGTGTTGTACTTGCGAGATATAGTTCCTCATCAATTCACCGTTGCCCAACATTTGAGACTTCAGTTCATTGATAACTTCACCCTGCATCGTGATGTACTGATCCTTCACTCCAGGCACCGGGATATGCACCGGCTTGTGAAAGTACAACTTGTGGTCTATTGACGAGGCCATTTGAAGAGCCTCATACACATCGGGTTCCATCACTGGATAAGTCGAAGTTATGTTCTCTTCCTCAGTTAGCTTACAAAGGTACCTAAGCGTCATCATAACATTTGGTGCCTCAAAGACCTTACCTCGATATAGAGCGTCCTCATTAGCCATCTTTGAGCCTCTGGAGCCTGTCTCCCCGGCAGAAAACTTTCTTAGATCTTCTGCGGTTGTGCCAAATTCACCCTTTCCATAAGCAATAGGGTCAGCATCGGATGATCCTAAATGTGTGTAACTATCGGTCATCTTTCCCGGATGCTCGGTAAACCATTCCTTGTATTTACTTGCACTCATTGCGAAACTCCATAATACATGGTATAACAAGCATCATCTAACAAGCAGGAGCCAACCGCCAAGTAGTAAAGACTAACTGATATAGCCAGCAAAGCCAGTGCGTCTAGACTGAATAGACAGACTGACCTGACAAGTCTGGAATTTCTAAGTTGGCTGAGTAGTGGGAGGCTGGGTTGATTATAAACGGAATATATATTATCAGCCAAATCCGGGTTTAATTTTTTCCCAGGTTTTAGATGCACCTTATTTGTATGATTTCTTTCAATCATGTTTTTTTACTCCTCAATGTTGTAAACCTGAAAGGTGGTGGTCGGATTTATTCCGATCCATAAAACGGTACCTCTAGGTTTTATTTAATGCCACGGTAACTGCCCGTCTTGGGATCAAACCCTACCGCACTTTGTTTAAGATCCTTACCGGTCAAACCAATATGGAACTGCGCCAGAATAATTCGGTCATCAACGCTTGTAGACTGTGTGCTAATCTCAGCAAGTTTTTTTGCCAAGGCACTCAGCTCGCGTGATGCCTTCTTCAGTTCGGTAATGTTGGTCATAGGTATCGTAAGTCTGGAGGCATAGCTCCTCCCCTGGCTAAAGGCATTGTAATAGAAGTTGCGCTCTGATTTCAACCATCGCTCTCTTTCAATAGCGTTCATAGGTTTAACTTCTTGCGCCAACACTTGCCGGGTTCGGTCATCTCTTTCTTTACGACTATACACCATGATCCTTTCGTTCGGTTTTTTTACCATGTACTCCCTCATTTTATTCTATTAGTTCACTTAATCAACTGGAAGCCTCTACCTTTTTACTTGGTACTGAGTACCATGCTTTTTGGTATATTTCATATACTGCAATATGTCTGTAAGATGGTCGGCAAGAGCATCTCCCTGGTCACAATAGAGAGCTTTTATATAGTTTCGATATATCTTCATAGCTCTTGGAGTGGCTTTAAAACATAGCTTTGTGCGACTTGTATCACGATAAATCATGTCATAGTCCATTGCTTTTTGATAAAGGTTACGAGCCGTCTTATCATTGCATCTAATTTTACGACTGACTTCTATAATTGTTGTCCACCTTTTTTCAAGAGTGCAAAGAATAGTGAAATGAGAAAAAGGACGGGCATAGACACTTTCATTCAGAAAATTGACATACTCACTATCCCTTCCCTCACTGTAGCTGTTCTCGTTCTGCATACGAAAAATATCAATATTTCTTTTTGCAACTTTCTTTTCAATCTCAAGAAGTAAATGTTCAATAATCACATCGTGTTCAAAATTAGTTTCCTTATTCATTAGCTTTCCACCCTCTTAATTATGTTTGAAATTGTGGAGGCATGCCAACTGCCACCCTCACGAGCAGTACTGAACCCTCGTGCGTTGAACTCTTCTGCTATAGTACGATAGCTATGCCCGGCATTGAGGCGGTACTGTATGTCTGGGTACCACATACTGGCAAAGGCATCGGCATCATCACTGACCCGGATACCAGCATTCTCTCTAGCAAGATCCATGTTTTCATGGACACCGAGCTTATAGACTGTCTTACCGTTACGAGCGGTATAGAAACCCTCGCTGGTTATTTCTGCCTTGATCCTAGCAAGACCCTGCTTAGTAGCGGAGCTTACTTTCTCAGCCGTTGCTTGAGAAACCATACTCTCTTGGCCCAGGATAGATACTAGTGCATCGGTATCAAGATTAGAGTATGCCGGCTTATCGCATATGATGAGCTTACACTTGTCTTTTGCCAGAACCTTTTCGAAGAACTGCATAGCATGCCATGCCTGTCGTGATAGTCGGGAGAAGTCTGCAATAATGATATGCCCCTTCCCTCCCTTCTTCTTACTCTTCAACGCATCTTTGAGACACGCATTCAAGGCTGGTCTATCGTCAAAGGGTAATCGACCGGAGTAACCCTCGTCTATATACCACTTCACCTCATGCTTACCGCCATTCAGAAAGGTCGTGATAACGTGTTTCTGCCGTTCGATATCCTGCTTGTCGGTACTGACCCGGACGTAGGCATGGTATACACCCTTATGCGGTTTACCGGGTTCGTATATAGTATGCGCCATTAGCTTTGCTCCTTGATCTTGGCGAATAAAGAATGAATATATGTGATGTGTTGCTTTACTCCATCGAGCTTGAGCCATTCGCTTTGCTCAAGAGGAGTTTCACCATCATCAGTACAATCCATCCAATAATCGTCATATAAACTTTCAGTCACTTCTGAAATGCTTAGTGCTTTAAGTTTCATTAGCTTTGCTCCATATATTTAAGTGCCTCGTAAAAATTATCTGTATGAAGAACAATCATTTGGTAATCATCAGATGTTTCATCATCATTGGTGACCGAGAACCTTTTCCAATCTTCATTTTCCCTTTTGTCTGGATCTGGATGGTCAATAAACATTTTTTTATTTCCAAGTCTGTACGATGGACACGCATCATGGTGCCAGGTAGTGCATTCCCATTCTGCCGGAATTAATCTTTCTATACCTTTTACACATTCTTCAAAGTAACCCATTTTATTCTCCTTATTCACTTGTTCTGTTCGGGATATACATAGTTATAGCACAATGGTACTATTGTACAAGACCTAAAAGTAACTTTTATGTAAGAGATTGTATATAAATATAGGAAAGCTATGGAAAACAACGACTTAGAGGGTACAGAAAATGTACAAATTCACCTACGAGTGGACACAAAACTGCGTGATCAGCTAGTAGAGTTGGCTAAACCGGCCCAGAGATCACTCAATAAACAAATCATTTTTATGCTGGAACAACAAATGGGTAAGCCAGCAGTTACGAACTACCGCCAGGATAGATTAACCACCGATCTTAACTCTGCTTTAGACAGTATGGTAGCGCGAGATTTTACCCGGTGAACTGGAGCAGAAGTAAATATAAAGCCGTCAAGACCACAATAGATGGCATCACATTCGACAGTAAACGAGAGGCCAAAAGATATAGCGAGCTGAAGGTACTAGAGAAGGCCGGCATGATAACCCACTTAGAGTTACAGCCGGAGTATCAAATAACAGTTAATGGGGTAGACATATGCAAATACAAGGCAGACTTCCGGTACTTCACGGTACGAGCGGAAAGCAAAGAGCGATCTTTCAATTCGAAAGGCGAGTGGCAGACACCCACGATGACCGGGGACAAGGAGGGCCAGATAGTAGAGGATGTGAAAGGCTTCAAAACACCTATCTATCGTTTAAAGAAGAAGTTGGTCGAGGCTTGTTATCCCGGTACGCAGATCAAGGAAGTATAACCTTGGGCCAGTTTATGCATTTCTTTGACCAGGTAAGTCCAATGCCACTGCATGACTTTGCGCACCACAAACGAGCCAGAGCGGAACATATAAAGTTTCGTGCCTTGTTTACAGCCGTAGCCCGGAGACTAGGCCGGTTCTCACTCAATCAGATAGGCACCATATTCAACCGGGATCATGCATCGATCCTTCACTACTCCAAAAGACATGAGGAGCTGGTCAATGAGGATGATAGCTATGCACTGATCTACATGGATCTAGAAGAGAACATCAAAAAACTTATGGATGAGAAGTATGGAAATAGCGACCTATAGTTTGATCTTGATACTGATACGAGACATAGAGCTTTCCGATGAGATAAGGGTCAAGCGATTGGTCTTTAATAACTTCAATGATTGTATTCAGATAGCCCAGGCACTGGATCAAGTCAGAGATCCGATAGCGAGAAAGAAACAATGTAGGACGAATATTACCTATGAGAGATAGCTTTACATTACCAGATGCTAACGTATTGATTTCCTTCTCTGGAGGCAGAACATCAGCATTTATGTTGTATAAAATACTTGAAGCACAACAGTTTATTTTGCCAGATAGTTGCAAGGTTGTCTTTGCAAACACCGGTCGAGAGATGCCAGAAACATTAGACTTTGTTCAGCGATGCGGTGAGGAGTGGGGAGTTCCTATCACTTGGTTAGAATACACTAAGATTGGTAAGAGAAGTACTTTTCAAATTGTCAACCACAACTCTGCATCACGAAACGGAGAGCCTTTTGAATTACTGCTCAAGGGTAAAGGTATATTGCCAAATGTTCATAGGCGATTTTGTACGCAAGATTTAAAGGTTCTGACGTTTAAAAGGTATTTAAAAAGTCTTGGCTGGAAGAAATGGATTAACTGTATTGGGATCAGAGGTGACGAGCAAAGAAGAATTAAGCCCTCGAAGGACAACAGATGGGATAATTGGTATCCTCTTTACCATGCAGGTGCAACCAAATCTATAATTATGGACTTCTGGGAACAACAATCATTTGACCTTGCTCTGTGGGGAAAGAATGGAGTTACGCCAAAGGGAAATTGTGATGGCTGTTTTCTTAAATCTGAAGCAACATTGGCGATGATGTTTCGAGAACATCCAGAACGGATGCAATGGTGGATTGATATTGAAAATAACCATTCAAAGGCAGTTGGAAGAGAAGCCCACTTTCATGCTACAAGAAGATTTGCTGACATAGAAAACTTTGTTTCCCGGCAGGGGGATTGGATATTCGATACGGAAGGAGTGCTTTGTCAAGCTGACGATGGAGAGTGTACCGGACTATGAGAGATAGCGAGAAAATAGCAGAGATAAAGCAGGCCCGGAAGGAGTTACTCCAGCCTCCTAAAAAGCATAGCTTGTCGGTAGATAATACGACCGCTCCCTCCCCTTTTTCTGTACTGCCTTCCAGAGTATTTGCCGATGCTAGAATACTCAATGCCTCTATCCGGGTCTTAGGAACTATCTGTTGCCATGCCAATCAGCACAGTGGGATTGTCTTCACGAACCAGCTTACTATTGCTAATCGATTGGGCATATCTAAACAGGCTGTCAGTCGGCAGATGCGATTGCTGGAGAAGTGTGGATACATCAAGAAGATCTACAAGGAGAACCCACTCCGAAAGAAAGGTAGAAAGGGAGCGACCTGGAGAATACTGTACGATCCTAAGACTACCGATGAGGATATTATAGCGCATAACAAGCCGGACTTTGTGGAAGTACAAGACGCTGAAGAGACACTGAAAGTCATCGAAAAGCCTGTGGATAACTTTAGTAAAGTCAACCCCCAGGTTGATTTAGAGATGAAGAAAAGTCAACCTCACGTTGACCAAAGGGGCAAAAAAGTAAACCCCCAGGTTGACAGTAACTACAGTAGTATATGTAGTAATAAAGAGTTTAGAGAAATAAGTACAAAGATATGCACAG